GCTCCGTTTTCTACTCGCTTAATGTAGTCTACAAATTCTCCTCGTACTTCCATTACCACCAGCCTCCTTCGTCACCATAATCTACAGTAACATCAAAATCATCAAAACCCTGATCTGATTGCGCTACTGCTCCACCAGCTTGGGCTGCTGCTTCTTCTTGGTCGTCATCTGCAGGAGCAACAAAAGGAGGTGGTTCATCCCCACCTAGTAAATCTCCAATACCTTTTGTTATATCGGTTAATGTTCCTTTACCTGCATCTAAAATTGTATCAAATGGCTCTACTCTAATATTGCTTCCAAACATACCTGCTAGTTGTATAGCCTCTTCTTTAGAGACTGTTGTTTCATCTTTACCCATATATTGTGATGTTCCAGAAGTATCAAAAGTAGCATCAGTAACAGTCCCTCTAGGAAGAGATGCATACTCTACACCTTCTGCTTTTGCTTTTTCTTTACCCATTTCTTCTAGAGTTATTGTTTCTATTAATGCCTGACCTTCTTCAGAATTAACATAGCTTGCTTTACTAGCGTTAGCTTTTCCATTCTCGTCCTTTCCAGCACGATCATAAAAACTATCAGTTATAGCTTTATCTCTAGGACTAAAACCAAATGTAATCTGGCCTGATACCTCTGAAACTTTATTTCCAAGCCCTATAGCAGGGTTTGTATCTGGATCTCTAAAACCACCATAATCAACATAGTTAAAGTTAAAACCTGTATTTTCTTTTGAGATTTCATTTCCTAAGTCTACTGCTTCATCATTTATTTTCTTCGATTTGGCTTCCATTTCCATATATCTAAGATTTTTAAATTTTGTCTCTTCAATAAGCGTTTCTTGTTCACCCATACCTGGATATTCTTCTGATGGCATATTTAATGTTTTTGCGTGTTCTTTCCATGCAGCATCGAAACCTTTTTGCATTTCTTCAAAATGTGGGCCAACTAGAGTAGATAGTGCAGCATTAACTTCTCCTACTGGCCTATCAACTAAATTTGGCCTACCAAGTTTTTCTCCAACTGCAATAGCTAGTTCGTTACCTCTTTTTGCGAATGGTACAATAGCAGCTTCTCTATCTTCTGTGTTATAGGCAAATAAATTCTTGTCAATAGTAGCTTTTTCCCATTCTTCTGGAGTTAATTCACTAAATGTTTTATTTGCTGGAAGATAATTAAGGTTTAAGCTGTGTATCATTTCATTACCGTTTTCAAAATTTATAAAGTTAGTTTTAGTTCCTACATTACGAGTAACAGCTACGTTTTCTGTTATTGTCTCAAAACCTCCGACTATTGCATCTGTATAGTTTTGATAATCATATTTCAATTCTTCTAGACGAGAAGGAGCTAAATCTTTAGCATCTGCACCAAGTTTTCTTCCTAAAAAAGTTCTTGATGCAGCACCTTCAAGTGTTTGTAACCAGCTTCCTTCAGAACCTGAACCTGGAGTTCTACTAATTTGATCTGCTAGACTCATGCCTCCTGAAACACCTATTGCGCTCTGAGGAAGCATAAACATAAAACCACTAAGCCATCCTGGAGTTGTTATTAAGTTGCCATCTGCATCCATAGTGTACCTGTGTTCAGGTCCATGAGGTACTGACATAGCGGATACTACTGGATTTCCTGTACCGTATGTAAAAATGTTTCCAGCTTCTTCTAAGACTCTTGCAGGGTTTGATATAAGATCTACAATACCCTCACCTGTAGCTTTTAAATTATCTAGTGTGCCTTGAAAAGCTTCTTCAAGATTATTGTATCTACTCGCTTCGGTTAGACTCTGGTCTAAAAACTTAGCAATTTTAAGAGTACCCGAAACTTTAGATAGACTAGGTGTATCACCTGCTATCTGTTTTAATGCGCTTGGTATTACAGATTGTCCTTGTACAAGAGTACTAAGAACAGGGTCGTTACCTACCGCTATCTTCAAAGCAGCGTTTTTAGCAGAGTCGGCTGGAGATACCCCTCCAACAGTAGCACCTATTACACTTTTTCCTATAGTTTTACCTATTCTTAATTCTTCACTAGTAGGTTGCCTAGCTATATCAGTATCTGTAAGTCTAGGAAATAGTTGATCTTCTGCACCAAGACTAGGCGTAGCTATAGAAGTATCTACACCTGCAGCAACACCTTCCAAATTAACTTGTCTTCTTACATCTAGATCTGTCCCTAAAGCTACGTTATCAAATAATTGATCATCTGTATTATCATTAAGAGTATCAAGTATAGTTGGCTGTACACCCACCTCACCAAAAGTATCGGTTGCCGTTGCGACATTTGTAACATCTTCTAGAACAGACTGTTGGTTTGCAGTATTAAAGTTTGCATTTTCTAATAGGTCTATTATTTCTGGTGAGAGTTGAAACGGAGCAGCTTTAAGAAACGGCTGGTCTTCTTTTTTCTTTTTACCGCCTAGCGTACCTAACGTCCCTAAATCTAATGGATCTACACCGCCCTTAATATCAATTTCAGAACCTGGAGCAGTAAGAGTACCTGCCCCCTTTGGGCCAGCACCAAGGATTGCTCCCATCTGAGTATTAATATCTGCGCTACTTGCTACCACTCTTTAGGTATTCCTTTTGTTGAGTATTAACTTCATCCTTCAGGGATAATAGATGCTGTATCAGTTGGAGCCGACCCTGTTGGTGGCGTACCTCCACCTCCTGGGTTTCCTGTATTAGGGCTTGGCGATCCTTGTCCTGCAGGTCCTGCAGATAACTGGTCAGGGATTCCCACGCTGGCTGGTTGTTCACCAGAGGCAGTAGGGTCCTGCATGTCTCCTTGTTGAGCATTCATTCCTCTTAATATTTCTGCGAATATCTGTGCGTCATTCACATCGTTTACGAGAAAGTCTGGATCTATGTCCTGTGCTATAGCTAGTTCTCGTACCAAGTTAGGTATCTTAACAAATGGAGCTAACATTGGATTTGCAACTGTCTGTAGAAGAGCCGTAAGCCTTTGGCTACGTACTTCCTTCTGCATAACAGCAGCCGTTCCCTGTGGTTTTATTTCTAAGTCACCTACTATTTCAGGAGTAGTATCGTTAAACTGCATGTTCCAGTGAAACATACTTTCTCCCAAAGGTTTTAGTAGAAAATCATCTACGTTTTTAATTACGGTTTTTATACTTAGATTAGCTCCACCAAGAAGCATACTTAGACCAGAGGCTGTACGCCCTGTTCCAGATACTCCTGTCTGCCCATGCATAATAGATGGTAGTCCTGTTTCCTCGTCTGCAAGTTGTCTAGCAGCCTGATACATCTGTATATTTTCTGCAGAAGTGTTAGGAAACTTAATTGCGTTGATTGCTGTGCCTGTTACACCAGACTGTCTACGGAATACTTTTCCTGGAAATATGTCGTAGTTTTGGCCTGGAACCAGACTCGCTTCGTCTACGTCAAATACTACGTTACCAGAAAGTGCAAGATTGTCAATAGCCATTCGTACATGGCCGTTGATTAGTAGCTGTGCATCTTCCATGTTCTCTGCAACGCCTATGCCAAACAACTGATAAGGATTTATTTCGTATGGAAAAGTAAAGTAAGGTAGCCTATACGGAGTAAATGGATTTAGCACAGCACGTAGTACCATGTTTCCACATACCCATAAGTTAACTGGCACTTCGCTTAGATCGTCCATAGGTATAGGTATGTCCAGATCTTGTGCTATTTTAGAGTCCAGCATTCCCCAATATTCAAGTATTTCAAATCTGTCTTTGTTGGAATGCGCTTCCAGATTTTCATGGCGAATAGTGTCTTCAAAATATTTATCATCGTAATTTGGCCCTTGATCTAAACATTCTGCAATAGCATCTGGTAAAAAGAATGGTTTGTCCATCAAGGCTCTTACTTGCTGTCTGTTCATACGATGTCTTTGAATAACATACGTGCAATCGTCTATACTGGTAGCTCCAGGATCAGGATAAAAGTCCCAACAGCTAATAGATTCTAATCTTGGAAACATCCGTCTGTACGGATCATATTTCTTATCTTCTGTCCAGTTATGCACTGTTTTACTTTCGTTCAGTGGGCCTTTTACTATTCCAGTGCCAAGTAGTGTACCTTCAAACAATGAGTGCCTTAGCACATTTACAGCATTGTTTTCGTGTAGTTGGTCGTGTATATGCTTTTGCATAAGACGAGCAGCCTCTCTAGCAGGAGATATCTGCGGTTCTCCCATTCTAGAGGGTCCCTCTTGTAGATTAGCACCTTCGTATTTTTCTGCAAGACCACCTAAAGGATTTTCCACTGCCGTAGCTTCTAGCGCACCTGGAAGTAGCTCCATTCCATCACCTTGAAAACCATAGGGACTATCGGGACCCTGTGTATCTTGTGGAGGCTGTGGAGTTGAGCTTGCATGTGCAAACTCTGCAATACCTTCTGGTACAGGTGTAGATTCTACAACGATAGGAAACTTTTTGTTTGCAAATAGAACGTCAATGATCTGGCCGTAAGCAGCTAAAACCTTAGTTTTGGTTATCTTAATGAATACTCTACTTTGCTCAGAGTCACGAAACTGAGTAGTAGAGTCATAGATACCTCTAAAGTTCTTGTACGCCTTTAGCCATCTTTGTTCGTGCTGATACCTTCCAGTTTCAGCTTCTTCAAACTTAGACCGAACTAGCCCTGCTGTACTCGTATTTGCTTCGTCTAGCAGCAGTACAGCAGGGATATCTCCTAGATCATCTCCGTCTATAGGCATTAGTAATCCTTTTCGTCAGCCATGCGAAAAACGGCAGGGTCTACTTTGTTGTCTGGGTTTGGTTGGCGAGGTGTGTGAGCGTTTAACGCACCCATTGATGTAGGACCAATAAGGTTCTTATCAAGACCTTCCCTATGAAGAACTCCATCAGGAGCAGAACTAAGCTCTCCTTGTTTCTTCATCTGACCCATGACATAACTTTTGCCATATTCTATCATATCAGGTTCCTTCTCTTATTTAAGGTTAAGAAATGAATTTGCACTTTTTGCTCGTTCAATTTCTGAGGGTGTAAGTACATCGCTTAGAGTTTGCCCCCTCTCTAGCACTACTCCATAGTCGTCTTCTAATCTTTTTGCTTTAAGAAATTCTTCGTTTGCTCTTGCATATTCTTCTGGTGTTCTTTTTAAAGTTGCGTCTGCAACAGGAGATGTAGGATCAATCACAGCCCTAATTCCTTCAGATACTGCAGCTTTAGCAGGTGCTCCTTTCATATATGCATACGTACCAACACCTGCGCCTATCGCCAAATCTATCCAAGGAATATTAGTTCTAAAGCGAACCTTTGGCATTTTTCGTCTTGTTCTTTCTGCTGCTGATTCTGATTGTGCTGTAGGTATTGTTTTTCCACTTATAGTATTAAGCTTAGACATAACTTTTTTAAATTCTGCACCATCGTCCTTTAGCATTTTATTTGTAGGCACTAGGTAATAAGGCACTTTACCATCTCTTATTGTAGAATAAGTCTGAGCCTTTCGTGCATTAGGATCTGCTTTTAAAAATCCGTTATCAAACAAATAATCTTTTATTACCTTAATTTCGTTTTGGGATACTTGCTGATCGAGTATATTTTTATAAATCTTATTTCTATTTAGTGTTTCTTCTAAAACTTGTTTGAAATAATTTCTTTTGTTAGGGTCCGTTGCCATATAATTCATAATAGCTTTATTATGACTTTCCACAAATGCTTCTTTAGCTGCTTGAGAAACTGTTATGGTCTTAGGTATATTTTTTGGCTTAGGTGTACGAGGATCTACTGGCTCACCTACATAACCTCTTTTATCTAGTACCTCGCCCGTTTCATCTACTGATACTACTCCTCGTCCTGCAGCAGGTCTGCCACGCCCTTTTTTTCCTTCTGTTAGTACAGGCTCATCTGTTAGTCCTTGTACTCGTTCTGTAGTACCTCTATGTTGATATTCTGCCTTTTTTATGAGTGCACTAGAATCTTTTTGTATTTTTTCTACATTACCTATTAGTATATTCTTTACAATACCGCCTATCTCTTTACGAGGCACGTCTTTGTCTTTTATATGACTTAATAAAAGAGGGCTTGCTCTGTAGTCGCTAGGAAACGTAACAGATACGTCTGCTTGAGGAATACTTAGATAACCAAATCCTTTTACTGCTGGAGTAGGTTTAGTAGCTCCCTTTTGATCGCCTATAACAAGTAAACCGTTTGTATACAAAAACTGAGCTACAGCACGTGCAAGATTACTGTTCTGAGCAGACGTAGGTTTTAAAAAACGTGTTCTATCTACTTTAGATACTTTACGAGTTATTTCTTTTGTTCTGTTAGGATATCGTGGGTCGTACTTTCGTTCTGTAATTGTACCTTCTGGTCTTTCTGCTGCAGAAGGGTCTACAGATATTTGCTCTCTTACTTGTTTTGCAAGATCTGGGTTAAAGTCTGATCTATTTCCTTCGTATAGGTGCGGATATCTCTCCCAAAATGCATCTACGTCAGCTTCATTTAGCTTATCTATTGCCTCTAGAATACCCCTATTATTAAAGTTTTCACCTCTTTTAGCCATTTGTTGTACTATTTCGGCAACAGCATCAGTATCTATTAGTACTGTGGTTGCAGGGCGTACAGCTACTCTTTTTGTAGTTGGGAGGTCGTCCATAAAACTAGGCGTTGCATCAGGCACAGTTAATCCTAGCTTACCCACTCCTTTAGGTTTTCTAACCTTTCCAAAACTTTTTTCGGCTTGTTTTAGTCGTTCAGGACGTACCTTCATATCATCAGGAATAGGTTCACCTGCGTTCATACGCCTTTTAATCTCTAGGTATTCGTCTTTTTTTAAGACTCTATCTGGGTCGTTTTCTGCCATCAGTAGCCAAATATTCTATCTGCAGGTTGGTGTTGTTGTTCTTTCATCTTATTCATCATAGAGTTAATGGTAAGATGCCCTCTGGCACGAGTCATACACATATATCTTAGCGCATCGTAGGCGTGGTCATCTGCCTTAGTATCTACATCTTCTGTATTGGTTTTAGACAACGGAAGACTAGAAAGGGTACGAATAAGGTGTGTACATGTAGAAAGTATTTTTATTCTAGGCTCTTTTGTTACTGGGTTTTCCTGAAGTCTTCTGTGTACTTCCATCTTTCCAGCTAGTCTGTTTCTGTCAGATGGTGTCCACCGTACACCCGATCTTATCATTGTTTCTGCTATGCTAGGTCCTGTGCCTGTTCTGTTCCAGCAAGAAGCGTCCAGCACAGTGTAGTACATTCCAGGATCTTCACCTTCAAAGTTAGCAATAATATTTGCTAAATTCTCTGCGGTCTGCCCTTTTCCGTAGAACTCTCTGTACACCCAAAGATTGTCGTCCCAATCTACTGCACCCCAAAGAACACAAGATGGAGAAGAATACCCATAGTCGGCAGCACGTATGCGTATCCAGTTGGTAGGTATCTGAGTTGTAGCTGCGTCACAAACATGCACCGATCTTGAAAATTCAGGGAATGCTGCTCCCTCAGCAACGTCCCAATCCCCTTCTAGAAGTCTTCTTCGTTCTACTTCTGGGAGCGACCTCAACATGGCTTCGTATTCGCCATTCTGCATGAGGTAGGGATTATCGGTAAGCCTCGCTGGTATAAATTTACGAAGAAACAGGGGCTTACCTGCTTTGTCTGGTGGAGCCGAATCAGGCCATACTAGCCTCTGTTCTGTTTCAATATCCGTAGCTGCAAATGGCTTATTTGGCTCACAAGGGTCAATGTACATTTTCTTGACCCACCATCCTCCTACCGATCCTGGGTTTCCTGTGCATCTCATATACACATTAATCTTTGGATCTGTAGTACGTAAACGAGATCTAAGATACTCCCAAACATAAGGAGTAGGATAGTGTGTTATCTCGTCAATTCCTATCCACGTAAACGACTGTCCTTGATACCTCGATACATCTTTGTCTTTGTCTAGGTACGAGAACCATGCTGTTGCTCCTGATGGGAACTGCCACATTGACTTGGCTTCTTTGAAAACAGCACCTGGAAACGCTTTAGGATAAAACTCCCTGCTTTTATTAATAAGCTCAGTAAGCTCATCAAGAGTGCGCCTAATAACAAGAGCACGATGATTGGGGTTATCGCAATACCTAAGAAGATCAGCGATAAGAGCGTAAGATTTCCCACCACCAGCAGCCCCACCATAGAAAACATCACGCTCAGGGGAAGCAAGAAAATCAGTCTGAGGTCCCTCGTTAGGTTCAAATATCACCTCCGACTTATCTTTTACTACGTTCTGCACTGACTTTGGTGCAGAGTTTATCTCATCTTGGTCGAGTAACTTACTAGCTGTAGGACTTTCAAGCTTTCTTTTTAGTTTAGCTTCGTCAGACTTAGCTTTCTTTCTTCGTGCTGTTGTCTGCTTCTTTTGTGCTTTTAGCTTAACTCGTTGCTTACGTGAAAGGTTGTACCTTCCCTTTTGTCCCTCTTCTAGCTTTGGTCGTCCTCGTTTCTTAGGTTTTTGTTCCAGCGTTTGTTCCATATCCATGTATCTAGCTTAGATACCCACTTTGCTAATAAGCTCCACAAACAGTCTCGTAACTTCTTTAACAAGCCCAAGATAAACAAAAGTATTTTTTTCATAAATTCCAAAGGATTAAATTTCATTAGTAGCGTACCTTTCTGACTCCACCGCCTCGTGCGTATTTCTTTTCCTGAAGGTTAATCAACATTCTTACGTTAGCAGGATCTATATTAACTCTCATAGGCGCAATAACTACAGGTTTCTTGTATGTGTAGCTCATGCCCCTATTTTTTTGTAAAATCTTTGCAAACTCACTCGTCTGGCTCAATGATTATTTCCTCTGCCTGTTTCTTTGAGGGAAGAAGAACTACACCATGCACTGCAGTTACGTTGTGCTGTACGGTGTCCTTCTTGCCTAGCCCTACTCTGTTTAGCAATGATTCTGCTGCCTTTAGGCGTATTTCAGATCTAGGCTCACTTCCATCGTCATCAATAGTATTGATAAGCCTTTGCGCTGCCTTCGCAGCACTCAGGGCTAAAAGATGCTCTGTACGAGAAACTATCTCGTCCTTTACAGACTTTACCAGCCACTGCCTAGAAGATGGCTTATAGCCAGCAAGTTCCATAGCTTCGGTTACGTTACCGCCATTAGAAAGAAGCTGATCTACAAAGGTTTCCTGCATTTCTGTCAGTTCTTTTTTTGTTGATGGTAGATTAGCCATTCTTTCCTTCTTCTAGGACGTACTTGGAAGACACTATGCCCCTTGCTATAGAATACAATCTGCTTTGTCTGTTTTTCCACAGCTTTACCAATTCTGGATCTCTAAGTCCCTTGGTTGCTGAGTGAGAGTATTTTCCCTTGCTGTTCTGTACTTTTGCCAAACTAGTTTACGCCCATCTTGGGCTTACGTACACCACCGCCTTTTGCGTATTTTTTTACGTAACCGCCACCAGCTTTCTTTTGTTTTGACATAAAAGATCTGGCTTGGGGTGCTTCTGATTTATAGTCCTCTAGAAGGCTAAGATCTTTTTTTGCTTTCGTCAGTGAAGCTTTTAATTCTTTCATCTGTCGCTTTTCTGCTGCAGTATATGCTCTTGTACCTTCAGAATGGCCTTTCTGCCGTCTTTGTCTTTTTTTAATAGCGGCCCTATCCTCTTTGGTTTTTGTTTTCTTTATCATTCCTGCGTACTTTTTTTCTCCTTCAGTATCGGCTGTAGCCTTTATTTTCTCTGAACGCCGCCATGTACCTGGTGCTATTACTTTATAAAAATTATCTTCTGCCATTTCCTTTACTCCTGCTCTATAATGGGTATTAAATTAATTTACACCCATTGTTGGTTTACGTATGCCACCACCTTTTGCATACATTTTTTTCATAGGGCCACCATGACCCATTCTCTTCTTCTTCGTCTTCTTCTTTTTCTTTATCTTTCCACCACCCTTGTACATTTGGCCTAGCGCACCTTGTTCTAGGGGTTGTTTTTCATTCGTACCGATAGGACCGCCTATCTGTTTCTTGTCGCCTATTATCATATTTTGCGTAAACGCTGTTTCCTGAGATCCAAACCTATCTGCCTTTTCCATAGCTGCACGTAAAACTCTTTCCAGACTTTCCGTAGGGGCAGATTGCATTGCTTTATACGCCTCTTCGCTGGTGTTTATGCCCATGTTAATCAACTTATTCATTAAGCTGGCTCTGTACGCTTTTGTTGGATTAGATCCCATAACTCATGCTCCTTTTACGCATCGTGAGGTGTGTAGTATTCATTTACAGAGATTATTATCTCTATTGCACTATTAGCTTCTGCTAAACCAGTTATCTTATTGCCTTTTGCAAGGGCCAGATCAATGTCCGTAAGGTTAAGATAATTATTAGCAGAAACTACTTTTTCGCCTAGAATGTTGAAAGATGAAGCCCCATCGTACCAATCTAGCGTTACATGTCTGTCCGTTCCTGTTATGTTACATATAAATATAGAACGTATGGTAGAACTAAACCCTACAGGTACTGCATATATATCAGCACCGCTGGTTGTTAACTGTTTTCCTACAGATCTAAGCTTTGGGGCTGTAATAGGCATTAGCCCTTCTTTCGAGACATACCTTTAAGGTGCTTTGCTACCGTCTTGGCTTGTTTGGCATGCATTCTACTAGCTTTCTTAAGCTCTGCAGGTACGCTTTTAATAGCTCCACCAGTAGCTTTCTTTTTCTTTTTAGGAAAACCAGCTTTCATGTTGGCGTAAGCTTTCTTAGATATTGTAGATTTCTTTTTTGACCTAGATATACCTAGTTTCTTTCTTCTATTTATGTTAGCGTATAGTCCTCTTTTTGCTGGCATTAGCACTTCCACCTTTTTCTTGCTTGTCGAATACGAGAGTTAGGATCATTTCTGGTTTTAGCAGAACTACGCTTCAACTGTCCAGCAGATCTGGCACAGTAGCTCTTTCTACGCTTTGCTGCTTTACTTCCAGCCTTTACCTTTCCAGTAACCGCACCTTTTAGCTTAGATCCTGGATTTGCTCTACGATGAGCCTTGATTCCAGCCTTGGTCATACCTGCACCTTTCTTTGTAGGGCGGTAATTCTTCTTGGTGCGTGGAATTGGTTTTTGTTTTGAAGCCATATTACTCTACAGATAGCTTAGCTGAAGGGCTTTGGAACTCGCATCCCCTGTATTTTGCATTAAATGTCGTTGAGGTGTAGACAGTTCACCTGCCCATTCTTACTATTATACACTCAAATCAAGGGGTTGTCAAGTAAAAAATAAAAAAAATACAAAAAAATGCAAAATAATTCATTTTTTACTTGACAAACTCGATATACGGTGTATAATAAAAGTATGCTTTGCTTTTACTGCAGGGGGGTAAATACATATGTAGCTAGGTGTAGTATAACACTAAGCTATTATTCCTGTAAGCCATTGATTTAACACAAGAAAAAGGGTAAAAATATACAAAATATGTCGGGATTGCATACGCATACGTATACCCCCCCTAATGGTCCACGTGCCCCCGTTTCCGTAAGTATTTGTTTTTATTAGATTTTAACAGTATTCATAATATATATAATACGCCCCACTATTTTAGGGGATTTAGCTTATATTTCCCTGTATTTTGCAGGGTTTTTTATTGCCCACGCGCACGGAGTTTGTTTTCAATACTACTGACAATTTGCACCCCTCAAAAATGCGCGTCCGATGGCGGGCTGGCGTGCAATACCAGACCAAGCACAATCAACTAGTATTAAAACTTTATTGTATTTTAAATAGCTTATTGGTTTATGGTGGGCAAAAAAAGAACCCCTAGTTTTTTAGGCTAGGGGTTTAGTTTATAGGGAGGTTATTAGTTTACATAATAAGCAAGAATAAAACTACCGCCTATTATGGTGAATAGGAATATAGCAAAGTTATCCATCTTTAAGCTCCTTTGGTAAAGTTAAATCACCCACTAACTGGACGTTTACTTCGGGGCGGTCGTGGTTGTAAAACTGCTTCAGTTCCTTAAAACCAATTGGCGTTTTCTTATTGCTGGTTGGTACAACTACGTTCCCGTTCTCTTTATGCGGTGGAATGTAATGTGGGATTTGTTGGTCAAGCGGAGTAATACCAGTAGCCTTTGTGATATCTCGCCTTGTCTTGTCGTCCATCTTATCAAGCTTTAAATTCCACTTGATATTGTCCTCGTTCAGTACACGTGGAAACCATTCGTTAAGTATAGCGTCTAAGCTTTCCAGATAGTTGCTTCGGTTAGCTTCGAACGTTGCGTCAGGGTCAAAGTTCTTTTTAGTCATGTCTCTACCTCTCTATTAAGTTAAGTTATCTACCTTTATATACCAGCAGTTATTAATAATCAATTAAAAAAAAACCCCCAGCCTTTTTACAAGCTAGGGGTCAAGTGGGTCACAAGGAATGTCAGATAAAAAAGGTTACACAAACACCCACTATTAAAACGCAAGCGATAGCACCCATAGCTAACCGCCAGATTGTTAAAATAATTTCTTCCATATTACGCTACTCCGATTTGACAATTAAGCAACCTGACCGATACCTTGCCAAGCTGGTGTTGTGACAACAAAAGCAATATTCTTGCTTCGGTCGTGTTGTTCAGTAAGTGTATAGTTTTTACCTCGATTGCTAGCTTGTAGAGCGTTGGTATTCTTTCCAATACGTCCAGTACAATGCTCAGTATCATAATTAATGCCGTGTTTATCTTGCGCAACAATGTTGTAGGTTTCGTGAGTATGCGTGGCAAAATGCGTGAGAGTATTATACAAAGCCCATTTATTTTTACCTAAACTTTCATAACGGCTGTAGTCATTCCAGATAACCAACAGACTAGCTAGCTTCTTTTTATTGTACTTAATATAAGGGTCGTCAGCATCAGCACCGACTAGCTCCATTGCTCGCTTTTCAATCTCTTTATCGCTGTACTTGCACATTGCTTCGGCAAGAAATTCCATAGCCATTTTGTCAGTTACCTTAACATCCTTCCAAGCGTTAAAAGCTTCCACGTTGCGCTCATACTCTGACAACGCACTATTAGCGGTTGATAGAATAGAATGTGGGTTAAAATGCCTAGTATGTTTTTGCTTCTGATAAGCTACCTTGTCCCCACCAAAAACCATAGAGTTCTCGCAATAGTCACGATAAGCACCGCCAAACATCTGGAACGCCCAGGTTTGATTGACCGAATTAACTACGTCAGTTCGGCAATGTATAACGTCATGCGTTCCAGTGTTGTTTTTTACTTCTCGCGCAGTGTCCAAAAACTTAATTGAACGCCTAGCCTTTAAACCATCATGCGTTACCTCATCGACTACCGCGATATTGCTGGTTGGCAAATCACTTTCAGCCAGAAGCTTGTTGTGTTTGGTATATAA